AGCTGGTCTTGTTGTTGTATATTGCTTTTTACCCATTGAACCTTAACATTCCCCTCATCATCGTATAGCGTACTTACGCCTTTAGCGACAAAACCTTCTGGAACCGGGTGGTGCATATCATTTTGCGGCGACCAGCCTCGCCTTGCCGCATTTAGTTTTATTTGTTGAATTGATTTTTGAAGTGATCTTTTGGTGATACCTAAACTTTCAGCGGCCTCAATGTTAGTTGCGTATTCTATCTTGGCCCTTACGTATTGTTTTTGTCTCTCGGTAATACAGAATTCTAACAAACTCTCATCAATCATCTGGATTCTCCAGTTGTTTATTAGCTTGTGATTGTAAAACGCTCAGGTAACCTTTTGCCAGTATTAGGCTTTCTTCATCAGTATTATCAAAGTTATACAGCATTGTCACGCCACCAATTTGAGAGTGATCAAGACCTAATAAAACAAACTGCTTAGGATCAAAACCTCGCTCTTGGCATTCTTTGACTGCCTCCAACAAAATAGCCTGATATGGCGTAACTTTAGTCAGGTCTATGATGTCTCCAATGTGAACGATATTGCTCATAAATACCTCAATGTATGTTTAAAGCCGTATCTTGGCCTGGCAATTTGGATTTTAAAAGCATGACATCGCCAATTAAGCTCATCATTACTTCATCTTTGTTGTTAATTCTGTCTCCAACGACCAATAATAGCGATAAAGTGTCCGATAATTCGCTTAAAGCGGTCTGTATCTCATCGTAAGTCATGATTTATCCCATTTATTAGGCCAAGGCGGACAAGGGAACCCCTTACTCACCAGCCAGCGGTGCAGCACATTGTAAATTTCATCATGTTCATTGATTTTTAAGTCCTCAGTAAAAGCCTTTTGCACTACCGCCTGTTGTATCGGCTTCCAGAGATTTTCTTTTACAGTAAGCTTTGCCCAAGGAATATCGACACCTTCACGCATTGCAGCAAAAACAACCCTCTGATCGAACCCTGCGGCATTTAATTCTTCAGCTAGTAATCCGCACCAGACATGGAAAGCGTTTCGCTGAGCGTCAGTTTTCGGCCTTTTTGGGCCACTTGCGGGCACTACCGTAACTATCCAGCCATCTGTAGACTCAGGCCACACAGAATTGACCAGTTTAGCAACTATTTGGTCCTTATGATCAATCTTAAACTCCATATCCACAACCCCTGAGATAATCTAAGAAGCCCGGCGTACAATTATTACACGCTAACTCGTCATTATTGGGCGGTAAGCTGGTCGTCTGTTCAAGTAACCGAATAACGTCTTTTCGCTTGATGTTAAGCTGATCAGCGATGTCGTAAGGATCAGCACCAGTATTAACGTACATCTGTAGCACTTGTCTTTTCTTATAAACATTCATAAACCCTCCTCCCGAATAACTCTTTTGACATATTCAGAATCCACACCACATATCTCCGCATGCCATAGCTCGCCATCAAGATATGATGAAGCATTATTGATTAAGATTCTTTCTTCCTGACTTGGCTGCCGAGACATCACTTGGTTCCAGTTGTATTTGTCGATCAATGCTAACTCGATGACCGACAACATAAGTTTTTTTTCTGGAAAGGCCCAATACTCGGCTTCTTGATCGTAGCCAAACAGCGGAGACAATCTTTTAATGACGCTATGAATTTTTATAAAGTTTTCACGCCACTTTGGGTTCTTTGTCTTACCTGCTCGGCTACCTGTTGTCACAAAATTATATCACCGTTCCATCGTTGTCTGACAAGTTTACCACTAAGGGAGTTGGCTCCCTGCTCTTTGGTATACCACCTATAAGTTTGGCTTTTACCATCTAGCGATGAGCTTATCCTTCCATAGTATTGCAAAAGGTTTAACGCCTCTCTGACATCACCTGATCTAGCTTTGAGAATATCTGCATACTGCTTGCATATTAAACCAGGATGCTCGCTAATAGCCTTATGTACTCGCTCTTTACATATCATCAGTATTCCCCTCTAACGGCATCGGTCTGCCCTCAATTGAAGTAAACTGCATCGAGTCTTTATGAAAGTATAGACCAAAATTCAGCTCTGTGCCGTCTTGTCTGTTTTTTACTAACTTCAACCATACGTCAGGCTGATTAATAAACTTCTCATCAAACGGTATCTTGTTTTCTCTGTAAGCCAAGTGCTGTTCTCTTTGTTTGTTACGAAATACAACAAACACTTTATCCGCTAAGTCTGCAATTTCACCTGCACCTCGAATACTAAACTTACCAACCTGCTCATTCTCATCAGAACCTTTACGCATATGGCACACTAAATGAATGTGCAGCTTGTGCATCTTTGCTGCGGCCCTTAACTGATTCACAAACTCTGCTTGTTGACTGTAATCCTCTCGGCCTACGCCGCACATTGTCAGAGAATCAATCACTAGGTGGTCAATGTCTAGCTCGCTACCAGCGTAATGCACTAAACCGAGTATGCGTTCCTGTGGAACTTTATCGAGACAATCGTAAATAAAACCAGTATCTTTGTTTCTCTCCAGCCAACTATGTGCAAACTCTTTCGATGGCTTGCAACCCGCCGCTTGGGAACACATCCATAACAAAGTTTCCTCTGGCTTCATCTCCATTGACGCTACCAAAACTCTCCGACCTCTAGCCATTAGGTGAGTACAGACCATACTTAGCATCAGCGTCTTGCCATGACCATTAATACCTGACCAAATGCTCATTTGACCTTCGCCCAATCTGACTGCGTTGTGCGTCTTAGACCAAGGCAGCTTATCTCCCACTAGCCCGTAGCCATGACTCATGTGATGTTCTAGTCTGTCACCGTAAGAGTCAAACCCTCCAATCTCCTGCGACTCCTGCTTACCTATAAAACTAAGTAACTCTTTATCAGTTAAATCAATCTTGTTCATATCTCTCTCCATTTGTAAAGGACATATAACACATTTAATTGTCCGAAAAGAGCCAGATAAGGGAAAACTTTTATACCCTTAAATGGCTCATTTTTACCGACAAAACCTAAACATAGTTCTGTCGGTTTTTTACGGCAAAACCTCGCCTACCTTTTGCCGCTAAATCCATACCTCCGTAGGTGCTTGTTTTGTATCACCTTTCTTAATTGTCAGCACATCCCACTTCTCCCGCAGCTTCTTTGGGCTGAGGATGTTTGACTTCCAAAAATTATCGCTATTGGCAAACCTGAATAAATCCATAATCTCGCTATGAGAATGACCATCGTTTTCACGCATTAGCCGTATCTCATTGGCCCATGAATCCATGTTGGGTTTACGATGCTTAGGGTTCAACGCTAGGAGTAAATTGAATATAGATTCAACTGTCTCCATATCACCTTTTTCCCAGCGTAGGTTCTTTTTAGGTTTACTTGTAGGTTTAGGTACTAAATTTGGTACTGGTTGTGGTACTAAATTTGCTACTACCCCAGTATCAATATTAGTACTACCCATATGGATCGTGTACCAGTTAGAAGAGCCTGTGACTTTCTTTCGACTGATCAATCCTAAGTCATTTAAGCCTTTCAGCGATTTAAGCACCGTTGCCCTAGCGAGTGAAGTTTTCTTGCAAATATAATTCACACTGGGATTGCACTGACCTGTATCTGCATTGTGGCAATCTGACAAGCACAACAGGACAAGCTTTTCCGATGAAGGTATATCTACCTCCCAAGCCCAGAATGTCGCCCTAGCGCTCAATGAGAGCCTCTGAGAGCCAAGAATGACTCCAGCTCTGACTCTTTGTCAGCTTTACTCTGCTTTTCCCCTTTTTCCCTACGGCTTTGTGAGATTTCTAAGTGCAGCTCATGAAAGTTTGAATCTTTCTTAAACCTGCTTGACCTCGGATTGTAGCTATCGTCAGGAAACAAATCGCCGATGTGTACGCCTACAGCGTCAATAACTTCAGTCGCACCACAACCTGACCAGCATTTGATCAACACATTGCCAGATGCACCCTCATCGACATAAAGACTTGGGCTTGTGTCATTGTGTGCCGGGCATTGTGCTATCCATGACCGTTTGTGGTTTCTACGAGGCTTAACTTCTTTAACGTGATTTAATTTACTGATCAAGTCTTCTGCTGACATTCTTCACCTCGCATTTTTTTTATTAAATTAAATTCTCGTAATCTTTGCTCAGGTATGCCTTCTTTCCAAGAATACACTGACTGAACTTTGATTCCAAAGTGTTCCGCTACTTTCCCAGGGCTTCCAAAGAAGTCTACTATTTCAAGATATTGTTCCATTTTTTTTCCTCTCTCTTGTTGACTAGGCTTCAAATGTAGTCTAGGCTTCTTCCTGAGTCAAGCAAATTCTGGAGGGAATTATGAGAAGACGAAGAATTGTAGGGAAGTGTGAAGAGTGTAACTCACAGTTAGAGTTTATGCACTGCGATGATTGTAATGGATCAGGAGAGGGTTATCACGATGGAACTATTTGCACTACTTGCAATGGAGCTGGAGAAACTCACGAAACCTATTGCCCAGTGTGTGACGATGAGTGATTTATTTTTATTTGGTGGGAACTTTATAGCAATTTTAACTGTAGTAGTAATTTTAATTTATCTTTGGAGAGAGTAATGAAAAACGAATATTTCTTTTATATAGTATCATTCCTGTTGGCTATATTCTTTGTAGCCTATGTTGACGCTCACGAGTTAGAAAGTGAGTATTGTCAAAGTCTTGAAGCGTATCAGAAAGAAGTCGATCGACAGGCTGCACTAGAGGCTGAGATCAGAGACTTGTATGTTTTCTTAATCCAGCAAAAGAAAGATATTGCTGAAGAAGCTTACCGAGCTAATCACTAAACAATCCTTGGAGGGAGTAATGTGGATAATACCGAAGAATTACCAACTGTCTTGTCCTTTTGCAGTGGCTACGCTGGAATCGAAAGAGGACTTGATCTTGCTGGAATCCGACATCGAGTCATCGCTTATGTGGAGATCGAAGCCTTCGCCATTGCGAACTTGGTCTCAAAGATGGAATCGGGTCAGTTGGATCCCGCACCTATTTACACGGATCTTAAAACCTTCCCAGCAGAGTTATTTCGAGATGCAGTTGACATACTCACTGGCGGCTATCCCTGTCAGCCGTTTTCAGCGGCGGGCAAGAGACTTGGAGAAAAAGACCCAAGACACCTCTGGCCCTACATCCGAGAGCATATCTACACAATACAGCCTGCTAGAGTCTTCCTCGAGAATGTCGAAGGACACATCTCGATGGGACTCTCCACAGTCATCAGCGACTTGGAAGAAGATGGTTACGGAGCAACGTGGGGAATATTCTCAGCGCGTGAAGTTGGCGCTCCACACCAAAGAAAGCGAGTCTATATATTGGGCTACACCGAACACGATGGATTACTTGCCACAACGGAGCGAGGAAACTCAGGTAGCCAAACAACAGTCTTGGGCTACGCCAAATGCGAGAGATTGGAAGGATTCAGTGACGAAGGTGGCGAAAACCAGAAAAGACGGGAAGAAAAGAAACGACCAGTTGCCTCGACAGATAGCGGAGTTAAATCAAAAGAATTGGCCGACACCCGATGTAGCGCAAGCGCAGAAGGTCAGCAACAGGCCGAACTACGGCCAACTGGGATTAGCGAATCATCCACAAGTACATGGCAAGGAAGTGGATCGAGAGCCGATGAAAAAAGACAGGCCTGGCCAGCCGGGGCAGGAAGTTTCCAGTACGAATGGGAAGAACCAAGAACAGTTTGGAAAACTAAACCCGAATTGGGTGGAACAGTTGATGGGCTTGCCGATAGGGTTGACAGAATTAGACTTTTAGGTAATGGTGTAGTTCCACAAACTGCTGCGAAGGCGTGGCAAGTATTATCAAGTAGACTGGAGGGTTTATGAGTAAGATTAAAAAGTTAGTACCTATCGAAGAACCAAACACGTTTCCAGCAGATCATGCTGAAGCATCTATCGAACATGAAGTTTTGTCCACATTACGATGTGCAGCCGAGAATATGGGCTATAATCGTATGGAGTTTTTAGGTTGGCTAGAAGATTTAGCTGACATAGTGTTCGATGATATGCAAGAAGATTCTATTGATTACGATAACTTACCATTTTAGGAGAGGGATATGGACGATATATTGGATTGGTTAAGTCAGCGACCAGAAGGCTGTAAAGTGTTGTCGGTTAAGAGCTATGAAGCTCTTGGCGAAGTTGTTATAACTGTTAAGCAGGAAGAGGGAGAGGACGATGAATAAGTCAGAAAACCTAAACGAGCTGGCAACAGCTCTATGTAAAGCCCAGAATGAGATGGGAGGCGCTGTCAAAGACGCTAAGAATCCATTCTTTAAATCATCTTACGCTGATCTTACTAGCGTAATCAAAGCTATCAAGGAGCCGTTCAACAAGAACGGTTTGTCTTATTCCCAATTCCCTGTTACCTCTGAAGGTGGTAAAGGTATTGGCGTTAAGACAATCCTTATGCACACATCTGGTCAATTCATTGAGTCAGAGTTTTATTTACCTTTGACCAAGTTTGACGCGCAAAGTGGCGGCAGTTGTCTGACCTACGCTCGTAGGTATTCTTTGCTAGCAATGGCTGGATGTCCATCAGCAGATGATGACGCAGAGGCGGCTATGATGCGGGGAAAGTCACTTGAGCTTGTAGAGCCAAGTGAGTGGGATCTGTGTTTACAGGCCGTTAAGCGCAACCAGGAGTCTGTAGACGCTGTTAAAGAGTTACTAGCAGACCCGACCGAAGAGAATGTACAATTCGCTAAAGAAGCATTTGGTGAGATAGAAGAAGACGATCAACGAGCGATGTGGAAAGCACCTACTAAGGTATCTTCTGCACCGTTTACAACTGAAGAACGTAGACTACTGAAGGGAGCATAAAATGAGCGATTATGATAACACCAATTCTGGTGCATTGTTTAAGAACGATGGTAAGCAGGGCAATCAGCCTGACTACCGGGGACCGCTGAATGTCGGCGGCAAAGACTTTGAGGTATCTGCCTGGATTAAAAAGTCCCAAGCAGGTAAAAGTTTTATGAGTTTATCTATCCAAGAGAAAGATGCTTGGAAGAAAGACGCGCCTAAAGCTGCACCAGCGGCGAGTGACGACTTTGACGATGACGTACCATTCTAATGGGGGTTACAGTGAACCCTTGTCCTGACTGCGGCGCTTTATTGGAGCCAGTCCATAGCGCTAAAGGTGACCTTTTAGGCTACTTCTGCAAAGGTGTTCTGGTTAAGTCTTGTACATATATCAATGTTAAGTCAACCGCTGAACACGAGAATGAACTGAAGTATGCCAAAAAAGAAGGCTAAGACTGCACAACAGCTCCGTAAAGACGCCTTAAAGGCCCTACAGAAGCTTGTAAGGCTGAAGGCAGCAGATGATAACGGGTACTGCTCCTGTGTCTCCTGCGGCTGTACAAAGCCTTGGAACGAGGGTATGCAGGGTGGTCACTTTATCCCTAAAGGGTCTAGCTCTTACTGGGCCTTGGAGGAAGAAAATGTACACCCTCAATGCGTATATTGTAACCAGTTTGGCATGAAACATGGCTCCGCTGCACAGAATTACACGCTGTATATGCAGGATATGTACGGCGAAGAGATGGTAAGGCAGATGCTGGCTGATGCTAATAAACCAAAAAAACTTTACACTGCTGATTATCGAGAGATGATTGAAGAGTGGGAAAAGCAAATCAAAGAACAATTGGAGAGGATAACATGATTGAATCACTATCTATGGTCATTGATGATGGCGAAAGCAACAAAAAGCTATTAGTTGACTATCTACCTCAAGATAAGCTTATAACCATAAGTATTGACGGCTATGAGTCCTTATACAGTTTTATTGTAAACGAACCTAAGACTATGATGGCTTTAGGCGACTTCCTTTATGCTGCTGGCGAAAACCTAGATTAGTGGCAAATACGCTTTCGTTATGAAAGAATATACCCTAAGACTGAGTATTTTATGTACTGTCCTAGTAATAACCTTACTTTCTGTAAGGATTTACGCACAGACGGATAGCGGCAATACCTCAACCCAGAGCGGTGATTTAAACACCAATCAGCAGGGTGCGACTGTCGATTCAAACAACAACACAACCACCAACACGAATCAGTACAATGGTGCTGGTTCTGCTAGTGAGATACCTGTTGCTTCAGCG